AGTTACAATCAACAAGCGAAAGATTGGGCATACATAATGATTGACCGTCTTTCAGCTATACGAGGATTTTTAATTAAAAGATATGAAGCAAATAATCAACCACAACAATAATTTGTTGCAGCAGAGATTTTTAAAATCAATTACACCTTTCAATGAAATTGAAATGGAAGTGCTTTCTTTCGATGGAAATGTACAAAAAAAAGTTCAGCAAGATGTTTTTAAGCATCCGATAATTAAACTGTAAAAGAATCAAAAGTCAAACCTTAAAACACTATTAAAATGAAAATAAGAACAAGTACTGATTGCCCAACAGAAACACATACACTTGATGCTATGATGTTGATAAAAACACCTCCAAAAAGCAAATCAAATCCTCTTGGATTGGTTGGGGAAAATATGAGGATATTTTTTAAACAAAATCTTACGGCAAAACATTTTGAGATTGCTATAAAAACAAATCACATAATTTTAATCCAATAACTTATGAAAACAAGGAATTTTATAATGAAGTTTTTATCTTGGTTTATTGCAAGAGAAACAACAATCATGGACAACAAGCATATAATTTTGAAGCATCTTTTCAGTTCAGACTTGCAAGAATTGTCCACAAAAGAAAGCATTGAACTATTCAAAGAAGTTGAGAAAGAATTTAATTCTGAGCTTTCAAAAAGGTACATTGAAGCTCAAATCATCATTTCGGACATTGACGAGTACAATGCTCAGAAATAATCCCCCTCAAGGATTTTTAAATGAAAAACCCTCTTACATTTTTAGGTGTCCGAGGGTTTTTAAATTTTAATCTATTTCAATTATTAGGTATTTCCACTTGAAATTCTTTGGTATGTCTTGGTAGTTTATGCACCTCCACATTTCTTCTCCAAAGTCGTAGTAACCTATTAAGTGTTTCCGAGTATCATAGCATTGAATCAAAACATCATTGCTGTAATTACTGTTTGAATTTCTTTCCGGAAGCAAATGTTGTGGGAACCATAGTTCTGAATCTTCTTGTTCAGAAGAAAACTTTAAAAGCACAAAGCAAATAAAAGTTAGGCACAAAAATATTCCAATTATTAACTGCCAATTTTCTAAAATGTTTTTCATCTTATTTATTTTTAAATTAATACCTACTATCTTTGTTTATATCAGAATAATACTTGCTACCTTTTAAATATTCAATAGCTTTTTGTATTTCTTCTAATTCAAAGTCATTAAACTTGTACATAAATTCTAAAGTTACAATTGCATTAAATAACGCATTGCTTTTGGTTTCTTCTTCTAAACTTCCGCTATGACAAACTAAATCAAAGTGTTCGAAAACTTCGATGTGTTTATTCCATATTTCAATTGCTAAATCCATCTTATTTCTTTTTAAATTGTTCAAACCATTCATCAAAATTAGGGCAAAAAGTTTTTAAGTTATTATACTTTTCCCCCGCTTGAAATGCTCTTTTTAAATTTTCATAATTTTGTTGTTGATATTTATTTGCAAATCCAATTATTAACTCTTTAATTTCCAACTCATAATGTTCTCTTGGTATATTAGATTGGTCAATATTTTCTTCATAATATCTTTCAGCAACTTCTTCAAGTGTTTCTTGTTTAGGTTCTTCTTTTGGAGTCATAATCTTATTTTTTTAAATGTTTCGTTATAGTAATCTTCTGCTAATTCATCTTGATTTATAATTCCATCTGTATTCATATACCATTTCGCAGCATCAAATATCTGTTGCTTCTCTATTTCTTTGGCTTGTTCGATTATTTCTTTTTTGGTATATAATGGAGTTTGTCTACTTAATTCTTCTACTAAAAATTCTACTGCTGATTGTTTCATCTTATTTATAGTATTCAATAATTTCGCAATCAACTTTCAACCATCTATTATTGTTTTTTCTTAAATGTGGCTTTACCATAAAACAATGTTGTGTTTCTCCGACTACATCGCCATATTCTGTTTCATCTGAATCGTTGTTTCTACGTTTCACTAATGCAAATGCGTCTTTTGCAAAGCATATTTTTTTTTCTTGAATGATGTTCATTTCTTTATTTTCCATAATATTTGTAGCACTTAACCTTGCAATCGGGTTTTATTTGTTTTTATTTTGTTTGTTGTAACATTTTTGACATTCAATTAAACCCGCTTCCATAAAAAGCTCTGTGACACATACCTCGTCTTTTGTAAATCCACAAGTATCACAATAGTTATGTGTAAATAATTTTTTAAAGAAAATAAAAATTTTTTTCATCTTATTTAGTTTAAAGGTTTCTTAAATCTTCTTTCTCAAAATCATAATTCCATCCGAGAATAGATTTGTTCTCAATGATTCGAGATAAAGTCTTTTTTACTTGGTCTTTTGCCTTTAGATAGTGTTTGCCATTTATGTTGTCGCTAAACGCTTCCATTTCTGATTCAAACATTGCCAAAGTCTTATAGTCATCCATTACTTGATGATATGCTTTGAAGTGATTTTTTGATAGTGTTTCCACCGGTTGATTGCAGTTCATTTCTATATTTTTTAAGGTTAATTAAAATATGCCCAATTAAAATTCTTTGGATTATTCTCTATTCCATTTATTTGGGGAAATCTCCAAACATCATTTGAATAAGAATAAAACCCAATACAAAGTGTTTTTGAATCCAAATCATAAATTAAAACATCTGCTGACAAGTTTCTGTCTTTGTTTATTTCTGTTGGGATTTCATTTTGATCATTCCATTCAATATTAGGAAGCTCAATTTTTTTGACAATTTTATTGCAAAAGATTACAAAAATGCAAATGCAAATTACTACTGCAGATATAAATACTATTATTTCCATTATTTCAATATTTTTTGGATTACGCCCATCAAGGCTTTTTCGTTTTTTTCTTTTGCTTCAAAACAACAAAGGATGAAGTTTTTATCGATGAGATTTCTATGCATTACGAGTTGAACATTTCGTTTTACAATTTCGTAAAAAGTTGATGTTCCCTCCTCTGATGCTTTGTAAATTTCATTATACTTTAATGTTTCTTTGTCGAGTGTTGGGTAAATAGCCTTTAATTGGCTCTGTAAAGACTTGTTTTTTTCTTTTAGTCCATTCTTGCGTTCAACGTAATTTATTTCGTCTATGACTTCGACAGTACGTTGAATGAGTATTCTTAACTCTATTTTCTTAAAGTTTAATTCTTGTTGAGGTGTTAATTCCATTTTGACGAGGTTTTTATTTGTTATTTATGATTCTTGGAACAGACCATCTCCGTCCATTGTTATTTTTACTTGACATTCTTCTTCTATTACTTTACCGACATTATCCCATCCTATTCCATCAGGTTCGGTAAGTATTATTATTTTGTCTCCATCAATTTTTGATAGTTTTTCGATTAATTCTTTTACAGTCATAATTTATTGTTTTGAAATGATTTCTTTTATAATCTCTCTGTTCACTTGAGTAGGATTGCAAGTTTGACAAAAATTCTCAAATCCAAGTGCTTTGCATACACTCAAATAATTGGAAAGTTTTTTACGGTTGTCAAGTTTGAAAACAAATTGCTTTCTGATACTGTCAAGATTTTTTACTGATTCTAAATCTTGTAATTGGTCGATAGAAATTGAGGACATAAGTTATAAATTTACAATTAGTTCTTCGTTGGTTAAAGCAAAGTATAGGTTTTGAAGTTGGTGGACGTAAAAGCAACTTATTTTTGTAGTATTTTCTACTTTGCCATACCGAATATTTAACCAACAAAAACCATTGTTATATTTTAAATCAAAAGCTAAATAAGCATCATTATCAGTTATTAAATTTTTGCAATAACTTCCACTACTAAATAATTCAAACCCACACTTTAATAATATTTCTTCGGTTAGTGGGATTTTAAATATTTCTTCAAACCCAAAATCTGGATAAACACCATTTCCATCTCCTCCCCTTAAGTTCATTCCTGATTCATTAATTGATTCAATTATTATAGTTTTTCCAAATTTATCTAAAACTACATTTCCTATTCTAAATTCTTTTGCGTTTACCATAACTATTCAAATTTTAATTCAGGCATCTTTGCCTTTCTGTTTTGTGATTGTATCTGAGAGTATCTTAAACTCAACCAAACACTTGATGGACGACTATGACCTTGTTTTGCCTTATACTTGGAATAACCATTATGCTTTATCAATCCTCGTTTGTTTAAATTGGAGAAAATTGCTCCCAATACTCTTGGCTCTTTGGGAACTCCCAAAACTAAATACATATCGGCTGATAAATCCTCACTCGTAAAAGGCTTGAATCTTGTTTCAATCCATTTCTCTGAGTATTGCAAAGCTAAGTCATAATACTCTTGATTGTTCTCTTGAACAGTCTGAATTGCTTCTTCTGTTGTTTGAAGTTGTTTTGACATGACATTTATTTTATTAGTTCAGGATTTTCAAAAATATTTCCAATTACAACAGCCCACAATTCTGTTGAACATTCGCAAGGATGTTCTTCTGTATCAAAATCCCAACCCAAAGGTTCATTTTTCCAACAAAAACATCCGTTTTTAAATGTAACTGCTTTTCCACTTGTGGGGCTTATAGGTTTGTGGTTTAATGTAGCATATCCTGCAACAATATCTCCCTCATAGATGTCAATTCCATTCTTGTCCTTTAATCCCGAAAACAACTGCACAACGTATCTATTCTGAAAACAACTTTCGTGTTCTGCTGAATGCAACAAAGTTCTTCTTATAATATCTCCCTTTAATCCTATGCTCAAATCAAGTAAAACTCCATTTGATGCTTCATAAATTGGCTTGAAAAACTCTTGCTTTTCATTATCCCAAACTCTAAATTTAATTTCTCTGTTCATGTTGTTTTTATTTTAAAGTTCTCTTTGTTTAAGCATTGCATCTGCAAATAAATATGAACTCTCAACGATTGAATCGACTGAATATCCAAATTTGTTCTCTCTCAATAACTCTAAGTGTTCTTTAATATAAGACTGCATGGCTGAATTAGCGAAGTAATCTCTTAGTGTCATTCCTTTTTGTACTTTTCCATATTCTAAATGAACATCGCTTGGAAATGCTTGTGGATTGTTTGGTTTTGTATTTTCCATTTTATATTTATTTTAAAGTTAATCTATCTACTGAATACCCTAATTCTTTGGCTTCTGCCGGATTTTCTTCAATCCAACGGTGTCCATTTCGAGAAACCCCAAGAAAGTATCTCACATCAATTAAAAGTGGTACATTATTAAGTCTTGCCCATTCATCTGCATATCCTATCCTACCGCATTTATGATGTACTTCCGTTGTTGGCTGTTTGGTAATTGGGCAAATCTTATTCTCAGGCTTACCCAAAAACTCAATTCTAAGTACTGAATACTTTGCATTTTCAATCTCTCTTTTTTTGGAAACTTTTGGTATTGCTTTTGGCTTTTTCTTCTCAGGGAAACCTTTATCAGCAACTTCGCAAGTGGATGAACAATATTTCTGAGTAGTATTGAACTTTTTAAATTCCTTTCCACATTCAGAATAACGACAATTTGCGTGTGTTTTTACCCTTATTGGAGTACGTTTCATGGTGTTATTTATTAAGTATTAATGTTTTGACTTTTCAAGTCTAAATATAATAATTCGTATTTCCAAATTTATTTGTAAAAAAATAACCTACCAAAATAAATTGATAGGCTATCTTCTGTTTGTTCAATAGTTTTTATGCTACGTTAAGTCCGGGAATAACCTTAGTTTTTACCGTTTTCTTAACTTTAGGAGCTTCTACTTGAGGTTGTTCTTCTTCCTCCTCAACCCCTCTTTGGTCAACCGGCAATTCGGCAAACAAATCGTTGGCACGTTTTGCTTTAAAAGCATACTGCCAAACTTCTTCTTTGAGTTCTTCGGCCAATGCTTGTAAATCTTCAACCCCACATTCAGAATTGAATTTAATAATTTGAGAAGTGATTTTTGTTCTCCCTGAAAAAACTTTTCGAGAACCACTAAGAGCAATACCCTCGTTTTCTCCACTTCCCTTGAACTCAAACTTGTTGATTTCCCAACGTTCAATTTCTTCATCGTAACCAATAACTGCATTTTTCAAAGCATTATCATTTCCTTTGATGAAATCTCTTGAATGATTCCAACCATCCAAAGTTTCTTGAGAAGTTGCAAAAACTACTCGAAACTTGGCTAACACATCCAAAAGGTCTTGGTGTACTACAGCATCGCTATTTACTGACAACAAATCATTGTTGTTCCCCAAAGAATACCAAAATACTTCCAATCCTCTTTTACCACTTAGCTTGATTTTCTGCAAATCAAACTGATTTAAAGCTAATTGTTTCATATATAAAATTTAAAGTTTACTCTACAAAAACTTCTCGACACATTCATACAAATCAGATACAGTTTTCACTTTCTCTAATTCTAAATCCGGAATGTTAATATTGAACTCTTTCTCAAGTTCCATACAAATTTCAATCTCATCCAATGAATCGGCTCCCAAATCATCTCTGATTAAAGAATCACTTTTGATGTTGTCCAAATCACAACATAATTTATCCTCAAGGATAAAATCAACTCTCTCTTTTTCTGCTTGTTCTAATTTTCTCATTTTTATTTATGGTTTTTAATTACTTGAAAAATAAATCTAATTCTTTTTGTTCTGACTTAACTCTGCCAAAGATTCTAAAAATCAGTTTTGGGGAATCCCTCTTATGTTTGTAGTGAATCTCATCAATGTAATCCGTTGTATCATCGTAAAGAACATTCAAAGTTATAATTTCTTTTTTATACTTTCCCTCTTGTGCTTTCTGCAACTGTCTTGGAGTTGGAGTTTTAATTATATCAAGAAATAATTTTGTCCACCAATATAGCCGGTTATCTAAATCAACTGCTTTTAATGAATGATATTCAATTTCCAATCTCATTTTTTCTAATGGAGGTAAATATCCGATTTTATCCCTCAAATAAATTTTACACTCTTGAACTATTTTAGAAATAATATGAAATGATGTTGCATTATTGAAAAACAAATTTGAAGTAAGATAATATTTCTCAAAAACATCCTCTCCTGCTTCCTTACTCTTTTTTACTTTCTTGATACTATAATAAGTTGGAGGATCTAAAATAACAATCTCTTTTATTAATACAAAATCATCTGTCATCTTTACTTTCTATTAATTGGTTATACAAATGTATTATTGTTTTTGCTATGGCATCGTTTAATTCTCTTTGTGGAACTTCTTTGTTGTACGTTGTGATTTTACCATTGTTGTCAACTTGAATGTAATGTTTGAACGTTTGAGAAGCCACTTGTCGAGATATTGGGTAAACTTTTATTCCGCTGCTTATTACCAAATGAAACTGCTTAGAATCAACTATTGTTTCCCTGAATAAACTCAATTTCTTTTTTGGCATCTTCTAATTGTTTTGATAATTTTATCATCTCTTGGGAATGAATTATTCTTTGTAAATTCAATTCAGAATGTAACCTTGAGTTTTCTTTTTCCAAACCTACATACTTTGAAACTGCGGTCTTGGTCAAAGTTCTCAAATTCTCAATGTAACTGTAAATCCTCATTATTCCGAGATACATTTCACTCAAAGTTGGCTTTTGCTTTTCAGTTGCCTTTGCCGACCACTCAGATAGCTTCTCTTGAACGTAAATTAAATCAGTATCACATTTATCATCCAACAACCATTGAGCCGTTTCTGCGTAGTCAAAACGCTTTTTCTCTGATTCCAATGCCTTAATGAATATTGAAACATTTGCTTTCTCAGTTTCTTTTTGAGATTTTCTTTTGTCGTTTAGTTCGTTCATGTTTTATGTTTTATTAGATTAATACTAAGTAAAAGGTAAAAAAAGAATGTTTTTATTTAATTCAATTTTCCATAAATTAATATCCGCACTTGCTTTAAATCCTACATGATTAATTTTACCTTTTTCCCAAGTTCCATAATTCTCAAAACCTAATGATTTCCAAAATTGATTGCTTTCTAAATCTGTTCTGCATCTTAAAGTAAATCCAACCCTTGCAAAAGTTTCACAAAAATCCCTACACACTTCGATTAATGCTTTGCCATAATACAATCTACGTGCGTCATTTCTAACTGCTATTTGTTGAATTTTAGCATATTTATAACTTCCTTTTGCCGGAGTTATTAAAACATATCCTACGGCATCATTATTTGCTTCACAAATTAAAACTACAAAATTTCGTTTCCCTCCCCAAACATAATCTTCCCAAATAGTCTTTTGAATAAATCCAACGGCATAACTATTTTCTTTTTGTAGTTTATCTACTAAAAGCATGTCTTTTATAGTTGATGTTCTTACAGAAATATTTGCTAAATTATCGTTATAAAGTACATTTATCAAACCGGTACTACAATCAAATTTTCCTAAATTCATAATTTGTTATTTATTAAAATGGAACATCATCATCACTTTCCTCATCTAAGCTCAATCCATTTGGAAGAACATAGTCTTTTCGTGAGTAGATTTTATCGCCTTGATACTCCCAATACATTGTTCTTTTTCGTATGTCGAGATACATTTTACATTCTCCTTGCTTGGCCACACTTTGAGGTTTTGCCTTTGTAACGATAAATGTAAACTCGTTTTTGTGTCCTTGAGTACGATGAATAGTAATCATTGTTTTACCGTTGTTCCACCATTCACTTCCACCTTTAAGGTCATCAGGTTTTGGGGCAACTCTGTTTCCATTTTTGTCCTTTTCAATTCCGTTTCTTGGATGAATAATCGTGTGAAAGTGCATTGAATGTTCTTCTGCCATTGCATTTCTATAACTTAAAACATCTTCAAGGTATTTGTCATCTCTGCCAAAACTTTCTCCATTGTGGTCTTTACCATGACGTAAATCTTTCCAAGAATCAATTGTGGCCGTATGAATACGATGAGTTTTTTTCATTGCAACTGCTAAATCCCAAAACTGATACGGTGTCATTTTTGCTTTGTTGTCAATTTTGTGAAGAATAAAAAAATGTTGTAGCACCCAATCTAACTCCCTTACAACTTCTTCTTGAGTAATGTAATTAGAGTTTTTGTAACGTTTGTCAAAAGTCTTTCCCGTCAATTTATGGATAAGTATTGCGACAATTTCATTTTTGGTTCCAACGTCAGGAACGTACAACAAATGTTTCCAACCGTGATAGATTGAAGTGTTTAATAACAACTCCAAAAGAACTTCTGTTTTCCCCGACTGAGCATAACCACTCCAATCAGTTACTCCGGGAAGCGACATTGTGTAATATTCATTCAATACCGGAAACCCTAAATACACCCCTCGCAAAGCGCCTTTCTCTCGATATTCTAAGATGCTCTCAGATAAGTCATCTCTTGTCAATATTTGAAATCCGTCTATTTGCATAATTAGTGATTATTGTGGCCTGATTGTGATTGTGGTTTTTTGTGTTCCATTGCAGCGTATCTTTCAAATATTACCGGTCTTGCTAAGAAGTCAAAGGTAACATATTTGTAATCGTTGTCTTTGTGATGGTTGTCGTTGGAGCAATTGTCGATTACTTTTTGAATATCGTCTTTAGTATAACCATCTTTTATTCTTTGTCGGAACTTCTTTTTGGCATCCTCAGATATGATTCTCGCTTGTTTCTTAAATACTTTGTTGAAATACCCTCGAAGTCTATCCCAATCGATTTCAGTTGTTGATTTTTTGACTTCTTTGGCATTGATTTTTAACAACAATGATTCAATCCTACAATCATCTACAAGTATGTCTTGTTTTCGTAAATCTGAAATCATTGACTTAAATACTTTTCCGAGAAGTTCATTATCCAAATCAGCTGTAATCGCATCGATGTTTAATGTTATTGTTTTGACGTTTTCCATTTTTTTACATTGAGTTTAATTTTGATTCAACTATTAAATACTTATCTCTGAATATTCGATTTAATCTGTGATTTAAAGTGTTGTAAGATATAGAGAAGTGCTTGGACATGGTGTTCAAATCGTTTACCTTTTGAGTTCTCCAATACTCGTAAATCTCTATGTCAGAAACTTTCAATTGGGGAAGCCGTTTTTCTTGCATATACAAAACAATCTTATCAATGTCGTCTTGGGAATAGTCCTCTTTTTTATCCATACCCAATTTTGACATTCGATAATATGTTCCGTCATTACTAAGTCCAAGCGTTTTTGCTACTTCTCTAATATTCATAATTTATAGATTAAAATGGAAGATCATTTTCAGGTTCTTCTCCCAAAGGTTCAGAGTATTCTCTTTTACCACTATAAGTTTCCTCTTGCTTGGCTCCTGCTGTTGGTGCGCTTGTTCCCGATTGCGAATTTAATGCCTCTATTCTCCAACCTTGAATGTCGTTGAAATATTTGGTTTCTCCTTGTGGATTTACCCACTCACGACCACGAAGATTAATCGATACTTTTACCTCATCTCCAACCGTAAATCTATCAAGCAATTCTGTTTTGTCTTGAACAAAATTAATGCTGATAAATTGTGGATATTGTTCCTCTGTGGAAACTACCAATTCTCTTTTTTTGAATGATGCAGTAACCTCTTGCTCTGCGCCAATAAACTTTACTTTTCCTACTACTTCCATTTTACTTTAAATTAATTTTCCTGATACTAATAATTCTTCTGCTTCTATAACTCTTTTGGTCAAAAGCTCTTTGTCCTCTTTTGGGATTTCAAATTCAAACTTAATTAAATTTGGATATTCAATTCCGTTGGGAATATACGGCAATTCTTCCATTGGTTTTTCATAAATAAAACGATATTTCCAAGCATCGTCTTTCATGTTCTTTTCAATGAAATCTGTGTTTTCAATCAGATGCCTCATATCAAGTAGTTGTTCTTCTGTTGGCATATAAGCAATAGCTTCTCCTTTGTCATATCCGAGAATACAAGCGTTTGAAATTATTTGCCAGTATTCTTCTTTGAACTCTTTTTTGAACTTATCCAAATCTTCCATCAAAAGCATACTTGAATAGTTATAGAAATTTTCAGGATAATAGCATTTTATTTCAGAACCACAATCTTTTTTGGTTAAGTCAGGACTTCCTCCCCAAAACGGATAATCGGGATGAAGTAAAGTTTCTTGAGAAACCAACGAATACTCAAATCCCAATAACCCCTCTTTCCAATATAGATATGCCTCACAAAACTTTCCCCAACACATAGACTGATTATAGAAGTTTGTGTCAATTGAACGACCTAATGAACGTTCAGCACGTCTTTGTCGGATGTAAGTCAAGGCTCCTGCGCCAAATCCATCATCAATGTTTCTTTTTTGGCTTTTTGGATTTTCTTTTTTAAATTGAGAAAGTTCTTCATCTGTCATTGGACGACTTCCCCAAACTAATAATGTAGATACTTTACTTGAAGTAAATCTACCCAAACGGTTTTTATTGCTAATCATAATTTATAAAGATTTTAGGTAAGACAATGTTTTTTCGTAAGCCGATGTTTCCTTTTGATCAATAACTCGTTTGATATTTTCAAATTGGTCAGCTTGAATTTGTTCTTTTACTAACTCAAAAGTAGTTTGTAATTCATTAAAAATTGAATCAAGACTACCATCGTTATCTGCTTCTGCTTTTTGTTTATCGTATGCTTTGGCACTTTCTCCACAAACTGCAAAATGACCAATTAATTCTTTGTTTTCACGAAGTTCTCTTGGAATTGATTTCCAAAGGTTAGTAAGTGCTTCTGCTCCTTGTTCACAAACCAATAATGCTTCTGATTTATATTTTTCAACTTGAGCATCGTTTTTCTCGCCACTATTAAGCCATTTTTTTATTTTTTTACCTGTTTCAATACCCAAGTAACCTTGACCGTTCCCAAACGCTTCTTTCAAAAAAGATGGAACTTTTAAATGCTTTTGTGTTTTACCCTCATTCCCCATAAGTACAGATGCAGTAAGCTCAAACATAAAGTTTTTTTCACAAATAGGTTGAATGCCTAACGATGCAGGTTTAGTTGGATCTTTAAAATCAGTTTTTTCTCTTGCTCTAATACAACAAATTATGTCCATATTTGACTGCAAAAGAACGTTCATAAACTGTTTGTGTTGTCTTTTAGCTTCAATCCAATTAGCAACTTTTCGAGGGCTTCCATCGGCTTTTGGGGCATTTGCAATATCATCACATCCTCCTGTTCCCTCCCACTCATGAGTTACACTATCAATTACTAATACTTTTACTCCTGCATCTTGAAACTGCTGAATTGCTTGTGCATATCTCGTTGGAGAAAAAGGAGGGTACAAATCCCCAATCAAAAACTTTCCATCAAGAATATCGGCATATAAAGAACCTCTTTTGTTTTCCGTATCAAGGAATCCGATTTCTTCTGCTTTGTCAACCAATCCTCTTGCAATTAATAATGCGGTATATGTTTTTCCATCTCCGCTTTGCCCTGCAACTCCAATTACAATTTTACTTTGTCCACTTTGTACCGGACGAATGTTTACTACACTCATTTTGTTATCTATTTTTAAGGTTATTTTACTCTTGTAATGATTCCTGATTTTACTTTGAAATGCATTTCAGAAATGTTCTTTTTTGCTTTGCAGAAATGAACATCGAAACTTCTTTGGAGGAAAAAGTCGTTGCCTCCATAAAGTTTTTTGATGAGTTCATCTTTGTTGATTGTTTGTCCAACTTCAAGTCTTTCAAGTCTATCTTGAATTGCTTCGGGTTTTGTTGCTCTTTGCATAGTTATTTTTATTTTTAAATTCCTTTGTATTTTAATTTCTTAATTCTATCAAATCCTGCTTCATCAATTATGTAAACTTTATCATCTTCATAGGTTCCAAATATCCTTATTGTTTTTATTGGAGAAACAAAACTTTGCATTTCATCTGTTTCAAAATCTACTTTATATTTTGCTTCCAACATTTTTTGCGCTTGTCCATCAAAATCAAATTTAAAAGATACTATAACGCCTCTAAATGTCATTACATCAAAATTAGTCAATGTAACAAATTCATTTGGTTTGTATTCAGCAATTAAATACGTTCTTACTTCTTTCATTGTTCTGTCTGCATGAGATGTTTCATAATTGGTAATTGCTGTATCTTTTAATACTGCTCCAATTTTGTATTTTCCTATACCAACTGTTATTGGTGTTGTTTTTTTAGTTTGGGAAAATGCAATTGAACAAAGCATTAATAATGTAATTGTGATAATTTTTTTCATTTTTATAAAATTAAGGTTAAATAATATTCTCTAATTTCTTTTAAATCTTTTTTGGAAGCTATATTACAATGAATACGACTTCCGATAACTCTCATTGTTTTTAAAGTAGCATTGTAAAGATTCTGTTCAAATGTTCCTTTGTTGAATCGTTCTTCAATCCAAAAACGTTTGTTTAAGTCTAATTTCCAATCCATAATCTACTTATTCTCTAAAATCTTTGCAAACCCCAAATGGTCATCCCAAATCAATTCCGATGTGCCATCTTCTTTCATGTACCAATACGCTCCTTGTGAAAGGTAAATACTCCCCAAATCCGTAATCTCAAAATTGATATGCCAACTCAACGATTTTACAATCTTAGCATTTTCAAAATGAGCCTTGACAGTTAAACTACTCGGAGTTATCATTTTGATTTGTTTTAACTTCTACAATAAAATCCTTAAAATTAAGATTGTCGTAGAATTTCTTAAACATTCCCCACTTCTTTGTTGGAGTAGTTTTTGCCTCACTCAAACTCGCAGTAGAAACCCCCAAATCAAAAGCAATCTCCCTCTGAGTTTTACCGGTTACTTCCGATAACTTCTCTACATCTAAAATGTATTTTGCCATATTCTGTTTTTTTTTAATTAATTTTCTAAATCGGTAACGCCATTGATTGTAAAATATTCGTGCTGACGTGCGTATAAATTTCTGTCGTCTTACTACTCGAATGACCTAAATGCTTTTGAATAATCCTTAAATCAGTTCCAGCCTCCAAAAGTGCCGTTGCGTTTGAATGTCGCAATAAATGGAAATGGTATTCTTTTCCTAAATATTGTTTTACTATTGCATTGCAACTCGTAGATGAGTATTGAAGCATGTCGCCTTGGCCGTTAAATAAATACTCTTTAGGGTTATATTCTAAAAAATACTCTCGAAGTAATTCTAAAACTTTTTGTGATAATGCAACAATGCGATCCTTTCTGCCTTTTGATTGTCTAATTGTAATTACCATTCTTTTGCTATCGATGTCAACTATTTTTAGGTTGATAACTTCTGAAACTCGCATCCCGGTTGAATAAGCCAAAGTCAAAATCGCTTTGTGTTTCTTGTTTTCAATCAAGGATAATTTGTCAAGTAAAAATTGCTTATCGATTACTCTTGGCAACTTCTTTTCGCTTCTCGGATATTCAATGTAACGAAATTTCATCGGTTGCTTAATTGTAATTTTATAAAACAACTTTAATGCTGAAATGGCATGGCACATTGCGTTTCTTGTTTTGAATTGAAGCAACCAATCTTTAATAACTTTTTCATTAATCTTTGATGGCTCAGTAAACTGATTTTCGTAACCTTTCAAAAACATTTCAACTTGGCAAGAGTAATTTTTAATAGTGTTATCAGAATAGTTTTTCAATTGTAAATCTTTCCGATACATTTCGACGAACTTAGGAATTTGCATGGCTTATATATTTATTTTATTGGTTATACATATAGTTTTGTACATATAGTAGTTAGCAAACATTATGAAGCCCATTCACGATAATCAGATTCGCTTAACTCAATAATATTTGTAATCACAATTTCTTTTAGTTCTGAATTTTTATCACCTAATTGAATCAAAGTCATTGCTTTATTTAAATAACATCCTTCATAAGTTGTAAAATTCATATACCCAGTTACTCTACCATTATATATGTTTCCAATATAGAAAACTATAAAATAACGATTTGCTAACATCGGTTTTGACGCATTGCTTTTTTTAGTGGAATTATCGTTTTTCATTTCGTTTAGTTTTAAAAATTAATATTCGTTTTCATAAGTCGCAACGCGACAAAGCCGAGAACCGTTATACAACAGTTTTAGACGCAACTGCATCTTCGTAGTTCTTTACCGATTGGTCAACTAAAACATTATCTCGAACGGATAATTGCATTGGTCTTAAATTCATCGGCACACGAATATTATCGTAACCATTGTTCACGTTGTCGGTGTCGTTTAAATCTCTAAAGGAAATGTGTGCAAACGTTCCTTTTTCTGTTGTTTCAATGTGAAACACTTCAATTTCTGTTAAATTTTTCATCTTAATTATTTTTTTAAATTAAAAAAGTGTGCGCTCTTACGCCAATAAGAATTCATTAACCATTAGAAGGTCTAATGTTTTGGTACATTAGAATAGTTAACTAAGCACACTTTTATTTTTTTGTTTTCAAACCGTTGCATAACATCGTGTTGTTTTCAGGCTTACGGTATTGTTTATCCGAAATGTGTCGGCTCACTTGTTTTTAATTTGTTAAGTTTGTTTCTCAATCATCGCCCGAAAAGCAACACGAGGAACGTTAGCATCAATGCTTATTATTGATGAATAATTTTATTTTATAAATGAGTGATTGCATAATGTTAATTAGTTTTGACTTTGCTAAATTATAAATAAAATTCGTATTTCCAAATTAAATTTAACATTTTTCATAAAAAAAGAAAGCCTACTGAATAAACAATAGGCTTTTGAAGTTCGTCAAAACTTAACTTAACACCAATTAAGATGAAGTATGAGGCAAATATAGTAATTTATTTTGTTAGAATTAAAACTCCTAAGCATCCTGTAGTTAAATAAGTTGCTATTTTGTAGAAATTCTTCTTGTTTTTCTCCTTTCGGATTATCTTTGATTGTATTTCAATTGCATTTTTTAACTCGGAAGTTTCAAGAACTCTTTCATCATAGGCTTTGAGTAAATTAAAATTAGCCGATTTAAGAGTTTCAATTCTCTTTTTGGAAACACTATCCATTTGCTTGAAAATCTTTAACTCAGCCTTAGAAATATCCCCTTGAACAAGCTGATTGATAATCTTGTTGGCTTGAATACTGTCAAGAATTACTACTTTCTTATTTTGTGCGTTCATCAAAGTAACGTTGCATATCAGAAACAGAATACTTATTAACCAATTTGATTTTTTCATTGTACTTGATTTTAATTTTGTCTTTTTGAATTACTAAACTGTCATATTTGACTTCTAAGGCGTTATCTTCTTCGATTAACTTATCATATAACCCTTTGTAGAATTTTGCCTTGATTTCGTGTTCCTTTGCCTTGGAGGAAGCATCTTCAACTTTTTTCTCCAATGATTCTGTTCTGTTGAATAAAAAGTAAATGATTATCAGAAGCCCAATAATTACTATCCAATTCCAAAACCTCTTTGCTAAATCTAATAATATTGCTTTGTCCATGGTTTATTGTTTTACTTGAAAGTGCATCCAATCGTAGTTTTTTTCTATTCCAAGACTTTCAAAGCCATGTTTGTAGAAAATGTCAATCATCGGCTTGTACTCAGGTCTTGCAAATCTTGCGGTTGCCTTTGTTTCTTTTAGTTTATTTCTGTCAGGATCTAAATCGATAGCAATTCCCCAAGAATGACGACTTGGTTCTGAACCACCTCTCATTGTTCTGAAATTGAAACACCCTCCGAATAAGTCAATTCCTAATTCTACAATTTTTTCATAACCGTAATGATTCAGAATATCTGTAAAAATCGCTTTGAATTGGTCGTGAACAAGTTTATGGCATTGCATCTTATTCACTTTTACATTTTTATCCCAAGAAAGTCGCATAGGATAAGGTAGTTGTAGCTTTACCAAGTAATTTGGATTTTTGCTTGGCACTCCGTACTTTTTTGTTGCTTGTTCTGTTGTTATCATATTCTTTTGATTGTGATTTGATCCATTTTACATTATTTTGTGGTTTCTACAATTTGTTTATTATATTTTACCGTAGTCTTTTCATTTACATAATTGATGATGATGGCAGTAATGAATAAAACAAAAACCCACTTTCCAATATTAAATTGTGGCTGTATCGTAGATTTGAACTCATTGAGAGTTTTAACTTCTGATTTTAAAGTATCTATTTTTTTTCCTAATTCATCTACTAAATCAACAAATCCTGTTTTTTTATTGTACTTGGAACCGGCAATAACCGTAATTAAATCTCCAACTGTAGAGGTTAATTCTTTAATGTCTTTTTGAATTTCTCTTATGTGATTTTCTCTACGTTCATCGGTTGCCATAAGATAATCAAGTTTTTCTTTGTTAGTCTTTGGTACATATTTTTCTGCCATCTCAACCTAAATTTTCTTGGTTTGTAGTATCGTTTATTGTGCTTGTATTTAAATGTGATTCCAATTCTTCCTTGTCAATATTTTTTGTATTGTCATTTGAGAAACACCAAAATCAGAAGCTATTTTACTTTGAGATTTTGATTTACCAATAACTCTAATACATAAAACTTGTTCTTTTGTTAATCTTGAATGTCCGTGTTTTTCGCCCTTACATCTTTTTATCGTTCCTAATTTAAGTCCGTGAACAATGTTTTCACTTTCTGTACACCACTCTAAATTCTCAAGCCGATTATCGTTTTTTATGCCGTTAATGTGATTTACTTGAGGTTTGTTTTCGGGATTTTGAATAAATGCCAAACAAACAAGCCTATGTATTTTAAGCATTTTTGGTTTTCCATATTTACCTAAAGTAACAAATAAATAACCTCTTGAGTTATTTTTAGAGATTTGTTTACCTTTCAGTTTTTTTAATTTTCCATTTTTATAATTTACAAATCTATCTAAACTTTTTACATTTCCTAAGTTACTGACCTGATACATACCCTCAAAACCATCAATATCTTTCCAAATTTCCATATTACACAAAAAGATACGCTTTCCCATAGTCGGATGGTACTCACGTATCTTTAAATTATTTTTTTATTATCGACTTCCGACTTTCGATATATAAAGATAGTGAATTATTGATTAACAACTTCGGCTTCATCATTTTCTTTTTTTTCTTGTTTTTTTGCATAAGCACTCGTAACAACCACACCAACTATAAACGCCAATAAAGAGCTAAAAACTTGAACTGCGTTGCTTGGAGTTTCATTGTAAACAACTATTCTATAACCAACCCAAAGTGTATAAGGAAAAGCAATTGCCACTAAAACTCTTTTCATAGAATATTTCCCTTTTACCTTTAATGTATCATCAACAAACTTCATAAATAATTGTTTTAAAATAAAATTATATCATGTGATATATTACCGCAATTAATGCCGATGCTACTGTGTAGTAAACATCCTTGTAATCAGGCTTAGTACCATTAAAAGCACCCCAACCCCATTCCCACAATGTTCCAAGACATCCTGCTGTAAATGCGGTAAGAAACAATTGCATTTCCTCTCCAATTCCTGAGAAAGTAAGACTTAAAACCATTCCGTAAAGTCCACCGCCAAAAATGTGTTTATGGTAATTTTTTCTTAAGAAATCCCAAAATTTACCCTCATAACTTTTCGGTATTTTACCTAATGCTAAAGAGATTAACAAAAGCACTAATAGTGTCCAACTGATAACAAAGTCTGCGTGTGTCATGATTACATTGGTTTATAGTTAGTTTGTATGTAATTCAGCATAATTGCTTTTGCTGAATCTAAATAAGACTGTACAAATGAATGTTGTTCAGGAATTACAGTTGTAGAAAGTTTATAATAGGCAGTTTCCCAATCTCCTTGTTGTGCAATTTTATCATATCCTTTACCCAAATAATCTTCTATTACAAATGCTTGTGTTTTGGTAATTATTCCATCATAAATTTCCTTAACCATATTTGCCCTAAACTCTTGATAAGCATCCCAACCATCTGATTTTCTTTGCTCGTATGCTGATTTAATAGTTATAGACCTCTTTTCATTTACATAAGCATCTACTTCTTCTTGAGAAGCATTCTCATAGAACTCTTTTGTTTGAAAATTGAAATAAGGATCTAAACACCAAAAAGTTCTTAATTCTGGTACAAGTGTTTCTGTTGGTAAACATTGATTTAATAATGTCACATACAATTCTTTTCCGGTAGCCGTTTCTATTACTGTTTTCATTAGTTTGTCAAATTAGTAAGGTTAGGAATAATTGAATCACCAGCGTTTGCTAATTGTACTGTCCAAAAGAAATACAATGTATTTGCAGTATTATAAGCAGTTGAACTTAAAGCACCGCCAATACTTGCGATGTCTGTAATTGCGTTGCCCGAAAATGAATAACCGTATAAATTACCCCCGTTTAAAGAGAAGCTTCTCGACATTATAGACATTTGAGCAGTAGAACCACCCGAAGTAAATAATGCTATTTGTGTAGCACCAGTCAAAGTGTTGCTTGTGTTTACTTTTAATCGTAACGTATAAGTACCACCGGTTCCCGTTTTGTTAATTCCGAATAAAACTTTCATAACATCTGAACTATTAAAAGTGCCACCGTTAATTGTAGCAGTTGCTACTAAAGTTTCGGCAGTTGTACCAGCATGTGCAGTTTGCGA